AGCATCTTCAAATGTTGTATAGTTTCCCGGCTTGTATAGTGGATGAGATTTAGGTATGTACTTACCGTTAACATACATTCTACGTGGATTATAAGTAGGGCTGTATTTAGGATTATTTTTACTATTATAATTTTTTCGACAAGTTTTACATACAGTATCTAATTGATCTTCTTGATATTTATTATTGTAATAATCTTCAACAGATTTATTTTGTTTGCATCCGCCACATAATTTATTAATGTGTTTCACTCCAGTTACCTCCTACTTTATATTCACCATCCATAGGACAGCGTAGATTAAAATGTTCACCTGCTTCTATAATACATTTGACTGCCATCTCTCCAACAAAATCAGTCTGTGATTCTTTGACTTCAATCTGCCACTCATCATGTATGTTAGCAACAAACCTATAGTCAATAGTGTTTAGCTTTAGAAGATCATCTAACATGACTAATGCTTTCTTCATTAAGATAGCTCCGGCTCCTTGAAGTAAAGTGTTAAGTGCCGCATGTTTATTTCTAATGTATAGCTTCCTACCGTCTAACCCTTTGAGGAACGTTTTTGTTGCTGCTCTATCAACTCTGTCCTTAAGAGTTCTATATGCTGGTAGACTACTAAGAAAGCGTTCTCGCAACTGCTTACCATCTGCTCTGCTTCCTTTAATGATGCTTCCAATCTTCTCATCTCCTGCTCCGTAAACGAGGGCGTAGATGAAAGTTTTTGCCTGATCTCTTGATTTAAGTCCAGCAAACGTTTGGTTAGCTGTGTGAATGTCTCCGTTAATAATTTCATTGATGTACTCCTTATCATCCATATAATGTGCTAACATGCGTAGCTCTAATCCACTTGCATCTACACCTACAAGTTTGTATCCGTCCTTAACAATCCAACAAGACCTACATTCTTTACCATAAGGACTGCCCTGTGATGGTACTTGAGCAACGTTAGGATTTCTGTGAGCCATCCTGCCAGTAATCGTACCGTTAGGAATAACAAATCCATGTACTCTACCATCATCCCTTACAGCTTCGACCCACGAATCAATCTGAGCTATACGTTTTTGCAACAGTAAAAAGTCTGCAATAAGTTTAGCTTCGTGAATGTGAGTGATCTTGGCTAATGTTTTCTCATCAACAATAGGTTGACCAGTAGGTGTAAACCTATCTGGCTTCCAACCAAAGTCAATAAGGTATTCTCCAATCTGTTTACGACTACCAAGATTAAACTCTTGTAAAGTTTGTCGCATGAAAGGTTTGTAGTTATCTGTATCTAAACAACGTTGATACTCTTCATCAGTCATACCACGCTTAGATAGATTACCATCTTTCTTGATGTAGGGTGTGACTTGTTTTGTGTCTACCCACTTAGGTTTAAACGTTTCGTGTACTTCTGATTCAATCAGTTGTTTCTTTTCTCTAAGCTCTGCTAATAAACTAAGAGCTAACTTCATGTCAAACTCAAAGCCATCTGATTCTTGTTGCTTCATAATCTTAGCAACACCTTGCTCAATAGATATGCAATCTTTTTCAAAGCCTTTAGATTCTTTTCTAAGTTCTTGTAGTACCTTGGTATTTAACTCCACGTCTCGTACACAATAGGTTAACATTTCCTCAGAGTAATTTAAGTAATCTTCAAACTCTATCTTAGGATAGCCTAACTTGTATCCCCATGTTCCTAAACTATGACCACCATCTCTAGTAGGATTAAATAATCTAGACAGAACAAGGGTATCAATAACTTCTTTAGTACTTAAGTCCACGTTACCAAACTTCTCTACCAAAGGTATATCAAATCCAATAATGTTGTGACCAATAAGTGTATCGGCTGTTGCTAAAAACTTGTAGCCTTCTTCCAGCTTATCTGGTGGAAACTTATATATCTCACCGGAGTCTGGATTCTGAGCCACAATACACCACACTTTTGTAGCGTGGAGATCATCAGTCTCTATATCAAATACTAATTTCATTTAAAATACCTCGTCTCCAGAGCTGTCAAACTCTATGTCTTCATCTGTAAGTTCTGATAGTCTACCAGTCTCAGCATCATAGATAACCCTAGCCGCCATACCTACATCGCCTGTGTATCTTGATTTAAGAATACGTAGTCTTGTAGTCCTAGCTTCGTCTGGGTCGTCTGATTGTTGATTACGTTCTAAAGCAATCACACAATCTGATAACTGACCGATACTGTTAGAGCCACGTAGATGAGAGAGACTAACTTCAATTCCGTTCTCGTGTCCTTTGTTACCATCGACACGTCTGAGATGAGATACAAGGATAATCCCTGCACCTGTCTCTTCAACTAAACTTCTTAGTCTAGTCATAATAGAATCAATAGCACGTCTCTCGTCACCCTCATGTACTGCACTGACTAACATGTGTAAGTGATCTACTACTACCCACTTACAGTCACATCCAATAATCATGAACCGAAGCTTAGTAAAGATATCATCAATGTCATTGGTGCCAAAGTGTGAGTGAACCCATACTCTGTTTTTGTTCTCACCATCGTATAACATATCAAACATCTTATCAAGTTCTTCCTTAGAAAACTTCTCACGTTCTTGGTCAATGTATAACCTAGCGTTAGCTTCAATAGAAAGTATACCATCAATGGTACGTCTCCAGTCTTCTTCTAATGCTATGATACCTACGTTGTCCTGTGTTTGTTTGACAAGCCAATGCTCTATCTCTCTGGTCACACTAGACTTACCAAGTCCTGTTCCACCGGTAAGAGTTACAAGTTCACCCTGTCTTAAGCCATACAGCTTTTTGTTTAGTCCTTCATAAGGATAGGGAACGCTTTGTTTTTTCTCACGGTTATGAAACTTTTCTCGTTGTTCTGTGACGTTGATAACACCAGAAGGTGTATAGACTTTTGAAGCCCACCAAGATTCAACGAAGTCTTTATGTCTGTTAGACTTAAGCATATCGTTGGGGTCTTTGAACCCATTGGGTAGTGTGAGTATCCTAGCTTTGCCCGGCTTGAAAAGTCTAGCAACTTTAACAGCCGCTTCTTTACCTGCCTTGTCATTATCAAATGCTACAATAACATTTTCAAAATCATCAAAGAACTCTAGGCTCTCCTTGATATCACGTACCGGACCTTGTGGACCACGCTTAATGGATACGACTGCCCACTTACTACCTAGTAGTTCGTAAGCCGCCATTGCATCACACTCACCTTCGGTTATCGTGACATACTTGCCACTCTTAAACAACTGTTGACCAAACAATCCGGTCTCGTTGTAGCTACCCTGCACAAAGAAATCTTTGGTTAAAGAATTCCTACACTTGGTAGCTGACAGTTCATGTCCGTTGTAGTACGGATAGAAATGCTTAATGACTTGACCTTTTAAATCTTGCACAGCTTTAACGCTGTACTTTTTAGCAGTTGCCTGTGATATTTTACGATCAGTTAGTGCAATGAAGTTACCTTCTGATACACTGTCTGGTTGTTTTGTTTCTGTTGTTGTTGTTGTCATAGTTTTTCCATTACATGCTTGTTCATAATTAGGCATAAATTCTCCACAACTGAAACACTTTGCCGAACCATCTTTATTGATTCCTACTGCATCACTGCTGTTGCAAAGTGGACAAGGTTGTTTTAACTTATGCCAAGTTGTATCTTCCATGTTAGCCCTCCTCAAGACTATGTGTTATCAGATTCTTTTAATACTTTTGATTCATCTTCAAGGGTATCTGGGTCGTCACCAACAAACTGACCTTTCTCATTACGAGCAGGGTCTGTTTCGACAACGGCTTCTTCTCTACCTTTGAGTAACTCCTCTAAGTTAGCTCGATGTGTACGACTTGCAAAGTCTAAAGCTTCTATGATAACTTGTAAGTTACCTACTTTCTGTACTATAACAGTTGCTTCTTTCTTTGCATCATCATCACTGATGTTGTTAACATCGTAATTAGTCGTGACATCTTCATTATTAATAGTAATAATCACAATTAGAATTCCTCATTGTCTGTGTCGCCTTCGACATATTCAATAAGATTCTCTACCTTTACTGCCATGAGTTCAGCGAACTGTCCATAGTCATTCTTGTAAGGCTTGATCTTTACCACTACTTCTGAACCGTTACCAACACTAACATCAATGGATTCACCATCAACGTTAACTAATTTAGGTGCAACGTTTGCTTCACCATCATTCTTGGTAGCTCTCTTACTAAAAGTAAAAGCCGGTTCATCATACTTAGGTTGTCCTGCTCTGTCTCTAACTTGATTCAGACCTATGCCTTCTAGCTTAGATGCTGTATCCGTGTCAGTTAACACAGTTAACCCATACTTGTGAGGTTGGAACCTCGTGTTTGGAGATGTGATATTTGCCCACATCGCCTTTCCTTTTACATACTCATACATATATACCTCCTTCGGTTTGTTATAAGTGCACACATTATATCATACTTTGATGATAAAGTAAAGTGTTAGTTTGAATTAATTTAAGAGCCGGTATGGTACAAGACCGGCAACTTGTCTAACTGGGGTCAGTTAGTTGTTATGGAGTAAGTTAAAACTGGAGGGCTACCCATAACATACCTAGATGTCCTCTCTAATATGAGGAAGAATATCTTCCCAGAAAGTTAATGGTGTGTGTTCTATAAAAACCTTAAAGGTTTCGTCTAGTTTTTCTACCACGTGACCAACACTAGGGTAATGCTCATGCATATACTCACCAAATTTTCTATACTCTTCACGAGTTAGAATCTCTGTACTATATTGTTCTCTTTCTGCTAAATACATAAGCTGTATTATACCACAGAATTAATTAGAAAGCAATACCTAAACATTAATTGTAAAGGGTAATGTACACCCTGTCATAGTGACTGGGTTATCAAACTCTAAATCCATTACATAATTAAATGTAGCTTGTTTAACTTTGTTAGGTATCTTGCCATCATATCTAACATCAGTTATGTTGCCTTCAAATAAATCATAGATAACTGTAAACTTTAAACTTCGTTTAATTGTAATGTTGTCTATGTAATATCCATAAGGTTTAGGTGAACTGACTTTAGGACATACAATAGGCTCTGGAACTATCTCTGGCTGTCCTGTAACTTGAGTACCTGTAAGAACACCGAACCCAGCGTTCACACCTAAGTCTGGTATTGGTTCTGGCTCTGGCTCTATATACTTTTCTATAACCACAGTAGCAACCGGTGGTTTGTTTAAGCGTTCATCTAAATCATTTAAGATATGATATATCTCTGAGTTAGTTCCTTCCATTGCATCTAACCTATCCGATAGATTGACCAAAGAATTACGATAGCTTTCTCTAGTCGCTTGGATAAGTTCTGCATTCCTACCTACACTTTCGAACTCTTCGCTGAGAGACAGGAAAGATTTGTTTAACCTTGTAAGTCCTGCTTTGTTCTCACTAATTCCTCCGGCTATGGTTGTTATTATACTGTAAACAGAAACCATACAGGTCACCATCACAATCCCAAATACTATTTTAAATTTCATTTACCTTGTCCTCTATATTTTTTATAGTTAGCTTTCTGATTCTTGTTCATAGTAGAGGTGCTAACGTTACCTCCACCTTGACTGGTCTTCTTACCTCTGCCCTGTGTAGCAGAGACATGACCCTTGACTGTTCTAATCTTCGCCATACCTATTCTCCTCTATAGTTTTCTTGCGGCTGTCTCTGAACTCTGTAACCCTTCGTCCATCTGCATAGTCTGTAGTCTGTTGCGACCACAAACCATCTTGATATCTTGTTTCAATACAGATAATTTGCTTGGCTTGTTTTTCTAACTCAAGTATTTCTTTTTGTTTCTCAACAACATCATAAAATTCAGTCATAGTGTTGTGCTCCTAATCATAAAGCCTAACCAAAAACCAAAACACATTCCTGTAAAAAACGTTTTATGTATCATCTTTTTCTTTCTCCTTTTTATTTTTAAGTTTCATTAACTCATCCCATTTGTAAAACATCTGGGTCTCTGCATCCCAGAAATTACCACGCTGAATTTTTTTCTCCTGCATTAGCCGGTGATGTCTGCTTGTATGTGGTTCAATCCTTTTGGTTTCAATCAAGTACACATACAGCAACGCTGACAATGTAAGAAACAAAACCCCTCCTAATAATACTACTGCTTCCATATTTTATATCTCCTTATATAGATTTTTTATAATTACTTTTACTTGTAATGCTTTTAAATTTAACACCCAATAACTTATGAATCCTATCCTCAAACAGGCTAACCTGATTAAGTATTTCATCTTGTTCACGAGGTGTACAGTTTGTAAAGTCCTTATCCATATGAACCTCTGGACTATCAAACAACCTCATCAAGTAATCAGATACTTGGTGTTTAGCATACACCTTCGGTGTTACTTTATGTTTATTATATTCTATCAATACTATCCTCCCTTTATAAAGTTTTATAAAATATTAATATAAATTATTAATA